ACTATTGCACCTAACACAATCAATAGGATGCAATTTATAGAGAACGGAACAAGTGGTTCTCAAAACATAATAATTTCACAAGGTACTGGAGCTAACGTAACGATCGCTCCTGGTGATGCAAAAGCAGTATACCTAGATGGTGCTGGTTCAGGCGCAGCCGTAGTAGACGCTTTTGCTAGTTTAACTGTTAATGGCATAATCAGTAAAGCCTTTGGTACTTCATCAATAATGATTGGAGACAACGCTACAGGAACTATAGATGCTGCTAACGAAAATACAGGTGTAGGTGTTAATGTCTTTGCAGCTTTAACTTCTGGTGACAGTAATGTAGCAGTTGGTTTTAATGCTCTTACAGCAAACACCACAGGACAACAAAACGTAGCAGTTGGAAATAGAGCAGGTGATGCTATAACAACAGGCGAAGGGAACACAGCAATCGGATATTTTTCTTTATCCACTACTACTACAGCAGATAACAATACGGCTGTTGGAGTAGATGCATTAGGTTTAAACTCTACAGGTGCTGCCAATACTGCTGTTGGTAAAGATGCTTTACGAGCCAACACCACAGGTGACGATAATGTTGCTATTGGACGGGAAGCAATGGTATCTACCACAACAGGTGGCAATAACGTATCAGTCGGTTCTTTTTCTTTGGATGCCAATACTACAGGTGCTTTTAATACTGCATTAGGAAGGTCTGCTTTGTCAGCAAACACTACAGCTTCTAACAACACAGCCGTTGGTTCAAGTGCTTTAGCAGATAACACTACAGGGGATGTTAATACCGCAGTAGGTGTAAGTGCTTTAGCAAATAACACAACTGCAAGTAATAATTCAGCGTTGGGTAGAGAAGCACTATTTACTAATACAACAGGTGCTACTAATACAGCTATGGGCAACGCATCTTTATATAACAATACAACAGCTAGTAATAATTCAGCTTTTGGTTATCAAGCTTTATTTGCAAACACGACAGGTTCTGAAAATACTGCTGTTGGTAGGTTATCCTTAGATGCTAATACAACTGGAACAAACAATGCTGCTGTTGGTAATCAAGCATTGGGGGCTAATACTACGGGTGATTACAATACTGCCATAGGAAACGAAGCTTTACTAACAAATACAACAGCAAATGCAAACACAGCTTTAGGAAACGAAACTTTAAAAGTAAACACCACAGGCACAAGAAACACAGCAGCAGGTGCATCTGCTTTAGCTGCAAACACAACAGCAAATGACAACACCGCTTTTGGATATACAGCTTTATTAGCAAACACTACAGGTGCAGAAAACACATCAGTAGGTTCAGAAGCTTTAGATGCCAATACTACTGGTGCTGAAAATGTTGCAGTTGGTTATAGTGCTTTATCAAACGCTACTACAGGAAGCAATAACACAGCATTAGGTAAAAGTTCTTTAGGGAATAACACTACAGCAGATAACAACACAGCAGTCGGTAAAGGTGCTTTACAAGCAAACACGACAGGAACTGCTAATACTGCTGTCGGTATGGAATCTTTAAAAACTAACACCACTGCTAATAACAACACAGCAGTTGGCATAAGTGCTTTGGAATTAAACACTACAGGTACTGATAACACAGCAGTTGGTGCAGGAGCTTTAGATAAAGCCACTACCGCAACAAGAAACTCTGCTTTTGGAATGGATGCTATGCAAGCTCTTACCACAGGTTCATATAACACAGGATTAGGACAAAGAGCATTATATGCTAATACAACAGGCACAGAAAATGTAGCAGCAGGTTATCTGGCTATGGATGCCAATACAACTGGCTCATACTCCGTAGGTCTAGGTGTTAATGCTTTAGGAGCAAACACTTCTGCTAATTATAATGTAGCTATTGGTGCAGGGGCAATGATTTCTACTACTACAGGACCACAAAACGTAGCAGTTGGTCGTGCTGCTTTAGGAGCAAACACCACAGGTACTCTTAATGTAGGTTTAGGAGATGCAGCCCTACAAAGTACAACGACAGGTTTTAGAAACATAGGTATAGGACATGATGGAGGTGGTCAAATAACCACAGGTCATAGTAATGTTGCTATAGGTTATGACTCTGCTGATGCTTTAACTACGGGAGTTGGTAATGTCTGTTTAGGTTCTGGTACAAGACCTTCTACGTATAGTGGTAATTATCAAATTGTTTTAGGATATAACACCATAAGTGCTGGTAATAACACGCTTACATTTGGTACTTCTACAGGAAGCGATAGAGTCTATAATAATTTTGATAGTAACGCTTCTTGGACTAGGGTATCTGATGAAAGGTACAAAGAGAACATAACACCTAATAATGATTGTGGTTTAGCATTTATAAATGATTTGAAACCTGTAACTTTTACTTGGAAAGCTAAAGCAGATATAGATAACACTTTGCCTGACTATAATGAAGAAGAGTCAGAACCTGAATATAAAGAAAAAATGTATGGTCTTATAGCACAAGAAGTTAAAGAATCTTTAGATAAACATAATATTACAGACTTTGGTGGATGGAATGTAGAAGAAGGTAGTAGCATACAAGCTATATCACAAGAGATGTTTGTACATCCACTTATAAAAGCAGTACAAGAACTTTCGGCAAAAGTTGAAGAATTAGAAAATAAATTAAACGGAGAATAATATGGCTCAAACAGTAGCAGAATGTTTAACAGCAGGAGAAGATAGCGTAACAGTTATCAACGACATCAATACAAATGGCAAAAAATCAACGTATGTTGGCGGTTCAGCAGAAGCTGATACAACAACTATGACACAAGCCGAGATAAATGAAATGGTACAACGTAATGTTGACCACTTAGAAACTATCTTGCTTTACGAACCTGTTGACGCAGCAGATGATACACCTAACGTAGTAGGTTCTTCTTCAAGTAAAAAAACTACTTGTAGTGGCGGAGTTACAACGGGTAAAGCTTATATAGCAGCTAATTAATCATGACTGAAAAAGTAACAACTGAAACTACAGAACAACCTGTAGACCCTCAATTACAACAAAGAATCGCTTATACCGAAACTTTGCAACAAGAGATTCAAAACCTTAGAGAGCAAATGGCTCAACTACAATATCAATTAGATATTAGAGTTACAGCTTTAGTTGGCTATCAAAGTACCTTAGAAGTGATTCAAGAACCTGTTTTAAATGGAAAGTAATGCCTAAAAGAACCGTAATGGAAGTAGCCGCACATATAGAAAGACACGAAGCAGTTTGTACCGAACGTTGGCTCGAAACTATTCATCGAATAAAACGTCTTGAGTTATTTGTAATAGCTACTTTAGTTACACTTTTATTAAGTACGGGAGCTATTTTAGCTGATCAATTATTTTAAAATGACTAATGCCCTTACAAAGATTTGAATTTAGACCTGGAATTAACAAAGAAGGCACTGATTATTCTAATGAAAATGGGTGGTTTGATTCTAATTTAGTTAGGTTTCGAAAAGGGCTGCCTGAAAAAATAGGAGGATGGGTCAAATCTTCTAACAATACTTTTCTTGCTACTTGTCGCGCTTTACATGCGTGGGTAGATGTCCAACTCACATCGTACCTTGGTTTAGGTACAACTTGGAAATATTACATTAAGGAAGGGGATAATTATCAAGACATCACCCCTATTCGAGCAACAACCACAAACGGCATTACTTTTGCTGCAACAAATGGTTCATCAATCATCACAGCTACCGATTCAAGCCATGGGGCGGTAGAAAATGACTTTGTTACTATTGCTGGTGCTGTTTCTTTAGGTGGTGTTATAACTGCTGCTGTTCTAAATCAGGAATATCAAATTACAGCAGTACCTTCTACTAATACCTATACGTTTATAGCCAAAGATACTAGCGGAGATGCTGTAACTGCTAACGCAAGTGATTCAGGTAATGGCGGTTCAGGAGTTGATGGTGCTTATCAAATTAACGTAGGTTTAGATGTTTATGTTCAAGGTTCTGGTTGGGGAGCAGGCGCGTGGGGGGCTGGAACTTTTGGATCTGTCAGTGGTATTTCTGCTTCTAGTCAATTACGAAACTGGTCTCATGATAATTTTGGAGAAGACTTATTAATTAATCCCAGAGGAGGAGGAGTCTTTTATTGGGACGAAAGTTCGGGAACAACACAAAGAGCTGTTGCTTTAGGTGATTTGAGTGGAGCTAATCTTGCTCCAAATGTGGCATTACAAGTTTTAGTAAGCGACGTAGACAGACATGTTATTTGTTTTGGAGCAGATCCTTTAAACACGGATGGAACAGCTAGAACAGGTGCTTCTGATCCTTTATTTATAGCTTGGAGCGACCAAGAAAACGCAGCACAATGGGAACCTTTATCAAGTAATACAGCAGGCTCTTTTAGGTTGTCTGCGGGTTCTGCAATTATTGGGGCAGTACGAGCCCGACAAGAAACATTAATTTGGACCGATGTTTCTTTATATTCGATGAGTTTTATTGGTCAACCTTTTGTTTTTTCAATAAATTTAGTAAACGAAGGGGTTGGATTAATTTCACCAAACGCGATGATTAACACACCCAGAGGAGTGTTTTGGATGGATAAAAAAGGTTTCTATACATATAATGGAAATGTGTCAGATCTCCCATGTACTGTACAAGATTATGTTTTGAGTGATATTAACGAAGAGCAAGCTTTTCAAACATTTTCTTTTTTAAATAAAGAGTTTGACGAAGTAGGCTGGTTTTATTGTTCATCTAATTCTTCAGCTATCGATAGATATGTCGTCTATAACTATGAAGATAATGCATGGAGTATCGGAGAACTTAGTCGTTCGGCATGGCTTGATGAGGGTGTTTTTAATAACCCTGTAGCAACTTTAACTGATGCAGATTATGTAGGTTATTTATATGATCACGAAGTTGGTAATGATGATGACGGAACTCCTATGAACAACGTGTTTATAGAGTCTAGTGATTTTGATTTAGGAGAGGGTGAAGAGTTTCAATCTATCAGCAGAGTAATCCCTGATGTTAAATTTACAGGAAATGGAGGATCAGGTCAAACAATAAATGTAGTATTAAAACAAAGGAATTTTCCTGGAGAAAGTTTATCTACTAATGTGACCAGCACCTGCACAAGCACGACAACGAAAATAGACACTAGGCTTAGAGCAAGACAAGCAGCATTAAGAATTGAATCTGATGACGACAACACAGACGGAAATAGATTAGGTGTAGGCTTTAGAATCGGAGTCACTAGAATGAACGTACAAGCTAACGGAAGACGATAATGGCTAAAATACTTGAAACAAAATTACCGATAGCGATTGGAGAAATTTCTCCTGAAACATTTAACAGACTGGTCAGGGTGCTGGAATTAAGTTTAAATAAAGTTGATATAGATGGAACAAACACAGTAAACTTTAAAGAAAGAAATGAAAATTTATTTAATGATGGCGATATTATTTGGAATAAAGAAAGCGAACAATTACAGCTATGGGTTGGAAATAAATGGGTAAACATCTACACAGGAACCAAACAAGGAGTAGAAGGCGCTGCTTTTCTTGGAAAAATTACGGTTTCGACCAACGGAGCAACAACGATATCAATACTGTGAATAAAGATAAATTAATAGAAGAATTAATAAAAGACGAAGGATATAAATACGAAATATATTTAGACCACCTTGGCTACCCTACGTTCGGAGTAGGTCATCTAGTTTTAGAAAAAGATGAAGAATATGGAAAGCCTGTTGGTACTCCTGTTTCAGAAGAAAGAATTAAAGAATGCCTTAGTAATGATATTGAAATAGTCTGTAATGAATTAAATAGAAATATGGAATGGTGGCAGGATTTAAACGATACCAGACAACGTGTGTTGGCTAATATGGCATTTAATTTAGGATTACCTAGATTAAGTAAGTTTGTTAAATTCTTAAAAGCTGTTCAAGATTCAGATTGGGAAAAAGCTTCAGAAGAAATGATGGATTCTAAATGGGCGACTCAAGTAGGAGATAGAGCGAAAAGATTAAAAATAAAAATGTTAAAAGGAGTATAGATGAAAGGTGTAACACATTACAAAAGAGATGGGAGACCCCATAAAGGTGGTACTCATAAAATGCCTAACGGAACTTTACATTCAGGTAAATCTCACGGCAAAACAAGTGAAAGATTATTTCACTTCAAAGACCTAAGTGCAACAGCTAAGAAAAAAGCAAAAGGGAAAAAATAATGCCAAGTAAAAAAACACATAAAACTAAAGACGGTAGAACAGCTAAAAGAGGTCTTTATTACTATATTAATAAAAAGAAAGCAGAGGGCAGAAAACCGCGTAAAAAAGGAGCTAAAGGAGCGCCTACCGCCGCAGATTTTAAACGTTCTGCTAAAACAGCTAAAAAACCTAAAAAGAAATAATGGCTACTAAGCGTAAGGAAAAACCTATACGACGCACTACGAGCGGAAAAGGGGCTAACTATCGCAAGACTAAATCGGGCGCGGGAATGACGGCTGAGGGTGTAAAAGCCTATAGGAAGAAAAATCCTGGATCTAAACTTCAAACCGCTGTAACAGGAACAGTAAAAAAAGGCAGTAAAGCAGCAAAAAGAAGAAAATCTTATTGCGCAAGGTCAGCAGGACAAATGAAAAAGTTTCCTAAAGCCGCTAAAAATCCTAATTCTAGGTTGAGACAAGCAAGAAAGAG